ATCGAAAGGATTAAAGGAACCATGGCGAATTATCTGCCAGAATCTTCAATTTCCGTTCGCCCCAAAAAGAACTCTAATGGAGAGGCGACTAATACTTTTGACATATGCTGCTGCTCTAATGCACTGGGCGATTTTTTTGAACATATCGGCTATCCCCCAGGTAAAACCGCCATCACTAAGGAGATCCCTAGCGGCGTGCTGATGGAGCGCAAGCATAACGTAGCTGCGTTTTTGCAGGGCTTATTTGATACTGATGGAACCGCCGCATTTACTGGAAAATCAAAAGAGGTAACCCTCTCCACCTCTTCAAGAAAATTAGCTGAACAAACCCAAGCTCTACTGCTCAACTTTGGCATAATATCAAAATTATCCACAGAAAAAGCTCGTGGCGAAATCGAAATTTGCGGAGTTAAAACGGTTGGGCGCGAGTCTTATAAAGTACGCATAACAAAATACCCAAATATAAAAAAGTTTAACCAAGAAATAGGTTTTGGATTAACTAGGAAACGTAAGATTGTTGAAGGTTATTTGGGCGATTGTGCGCCTAAAACAAAAGGGCAGTCTAATGTTTTGGTTCCAGGCGTATGGGAATACATAAAAAAGAAATATGGTAAGGCAGCAAGGTTTTCTTCGGCCAACTTGTGCGCAAGGAAAAGTTTAACAATTCGGCAAATTCAAGACATTATAGATCTTGAAATCCTTGACGAGGGAGACACTAAAAAGCTTACAGAAATCGTAGAATCTAATTGCTATTTTGATCCAATCGCCAAACTTGAAGATATCGAGGATCTCGAAACTTATGATATAGAAGTTGAAAATGAGCACTGTTATTGGGGGAATGGTTTTATCAACCACAACTCCAAGATGATATTCAAATATATATTAGATATTGCATCTAAACCAGAAGCAAAGCTGTTAAAAGATTGTCTTGGCCGACTCAGGCAGTCCAATGACGAATGGAGCTTAGAAATAGGCAATTCTACTGTATATGCTATCCCAACAGGAGACGGAAGCAAGCTTCGTGGCTTCCGCTTCCAGCGAATCGTGATTGACGAAGGTTTATTGATGCCAGAGAAGATTTTAACAGAAGTTATTATGCCCTTCCTGTCTAACGTCACCAACCCCACCGAGCGCGCGAATTTGGCGCGCCTAGAGGATAGATTAATTCGGGAAGGTAAAATGACTGAGGCGGAAAGGTTTCGGTGGCCAAACAATAAAATGATGATCTTATCATCTGCTTCATATAAGTTTGAATACTTGTATAAGGGGTTATATTCAAAATACGAAAAGATGATATTGGGTGACAATGACGAGGAAAAGAATCCATTTGACAAAGAAGAGGATGAATCCACTGCGCACCGCTCTATTATCCAAATTAGTTACGACATGCTTCCCAAAGAGCTGCACGATAAAAACCTCATCGCCCACTCTAAAGCCACCATGAGCCAAGCGCAGTTTGATCGGGAGTTTGGCGGGCAATTTACCGACGATAGTGACGGCTACTTTAAGGCGGCAAAGATGGAGCAGTGCACATTTGAAGATGGCGTTGGTCAATCTATTGAAATTCGCGGGGAACCGAAAGCGGAATATCTACTATCCTTTGACCCAAGTTGGTCTGAGAGTGAAACAAGTGATGATTTCGCGATGCATGTCTTTAAATTAGAGAAAGGCGCGCCCAAAGGAACCCTCGTGCATAGTTACGCTTTGTGCGGCACAAAGTTGAGCGACCATATCTTCTACTTTCATTATTTATTAACACATTTTAATATAGTTGCTATATGCGGCGACTACAATGGCGGCGTTCAATTTATAAGCGCAGTCAATGAAAGCGCGTTGTTTAAAAAGTCTAATATCAAGATTCAGATGATTGAGACTGAGTTGGATAAGCCAGAAGAATATCAAGAAAAATTAAAAGAAGCGCGCGACGAATACAATTTACAAGAGAAAAGGATTTGTATTTTGCGTAAGCCTACTTCTCAATGGATACGTAAGGCGAACGAACTTTTGCAGGGGTCTTTTGAGCATAAACGCATTATGTTTGCTAGCCGCGCCGTTGATGACTCTTACCTTTATCAAAAATCCAAATCAATACCTATTGAGAAGATTAAGTTTTCAAATTCTATGGACTTTGAAGAGACTTATAAGGACGCTAAAGAAGGGCCAATGTCTAAAAAAGTTGACTTTATTGAGAATCAGTGGGACATGATCAACTTGACTAAGACGGAGTGCGCGCTTATTACGATTACAACTACGCCGCAGGGCAATCAAACTTTCGACCTGCCACAAAATCTTAAGAGACAAACGGGGTCAGATAGGGCGCGTAAAGATAGTTACTCAGCTTTGGTATTGGGCGCATGGATGATTAAGACATTTCATGATATGATGGCTTTTCAACCAGAGAAAAAAGTATTTGGATTCAAGCCGTATGTGATTCGCTAAAAGTTCAAAGTTAACTTTAAAGTTCACTTTTGGTACTTTCGTGTGTATCATAAGTTAATGGCGAAGAGAAAGTATCAAAAGCGCAATACTGAGTATTGGGATAGATTTAATAAAAAAGCTGGCCCCGAAGCTGTTGGGGATATTGGCGGCATGCCTGGAGCTATTGCTAATGGCGCAAATTCAAATGGAGTAGAACCCTCCTCATCGGGAGAACCATTCTACACAAAAGAATCCACAGCGCGTAGGGCAACGACCTCTAGTGCTGACCGCACATCCAGACGAAGGAATAATGCACATAGGGTTGCTAAAAGTGATCGGTTTACCAATATTGACAACTATGACCTACCTTATGAGGAAGGAAATTATGGAATTGGAATTAAGGATGCTGTTATTCTCTGCCGAAAAGCATATTCAAATGTACCCATCTTTAAGAATACCATAGATATAATGAGCGAACTAGCTAACTCTGAGGTTTACCTTGAGGGCGGCAGTAAAAAATCAAAAGAGTTTGTAAGAAAATGGTTTAAGAGGATTAAGATTTGGAAGGTTAAGGATCAGTTTTTTAGGGAATACTTTCGTTCTAGCAATAATTTCATACAGCGCATTACTGGCACACTATCTATAGATGACTTAAAGAATCTTGCGAAAAAGATGGGGACGAACGGCCCAAATGGAACAAGTATCCCGCTTCGTTATGTTTTTTTGGACACTGCTGAAATAGCTATTGATCCAGCAACTCCATTTAGCGGGCCAAATTATAGGAAAATTTTATCTAAGTATGATATTAAGCGACTAAAAGACTCGAAGCATGCTTCTGATAGGGAAGAGTTTGATGCCCTGCCAGAAGAGACTAAAAAGGCGATCAAGCAAGGGTCATTTAATGATGATGGCGTATATATAGACCTTGATCCCGCCGAGTTTATTGCGGTTTTCGCAAAAAAGCAGGATTATGAGCCTTTTGCTACGCCTTTTGGTTTTCCAGTGCTTGATGATATAAATTGGAAAATTGAATTAAAAAAGATTGATCAGGCTATAAGCCGCACTATCGAAAATGTCATCCTTCTCGTCACTCATGGGAACGAGCCTGAAAAAGGAGGCTCTGATCCTGGTACGCAATCGGCACTTCAGGAAATTTTTGAAAACGAAAGTATTGGCCGCGTTCTTGTTGCTGACTACACCACTGAAGCAAAATTTATTGTACCTGAAATTGACAAAGTTTTAGGCCCCGAAAAGTATCAAATTGTAAATGAGGATATTAAAGAGGGTTTGCAAAATGTCATCCTTGGAAATGAGAAGTTTGCAAATAGTCAGATCAAGGCTGGCATCTTTTTGGAACGATTAAATGACGCTAGGCAAGCCTTTGTGCAAGATTTCATGCAGGAAGAGATTGATTATGTCTGCAAGATGATGGGCTTTAGGGATGCTCCAGTACTAAAATTCGAGCAGCTTGACTTAAAAGACGAAGTGCAATTCCAGCGGATCGTTATCCGCATGATGGAGCTGGGCATACTTTCCGCAGAACAAGGTATGGACGCATTGCGCGATCAAGTTTTTCCAGAAACAAACTCTTTAGAAGAAGCTCAGAAGAAATACAAAGAAGCTCGCGAAGAAGGTTACTACAATCCGCTCATGGGTGGAGTTCAAATGTTTGATGGAGCAGAGGGAGATGGCGGGCAAAACTTCGATAACCGCA